CATCTTTGAAGCAACACACTTCATATTATCAATACGGGATTGATACAATCGTTTTTTTTCTTCTTCAAAATCGTATTCACACTGGTGTTTTTCACACATTCGATGCAATGGGCAAAAATATTTATTGCATTTACAAACACAAGTTAAATCCACCAATGATAATTTCTTTTTGCATTCATTGTGTTGACAACGTTTCGGTTTTTTATTCTTTTTCTTTGTTTTTTTAACCTTCTTTGTTGTTGTTTCAGTTGTTGTACCAATCACTAAATTAGTGGATACGTCAGTCATGGTTGATTGTTTATAATATTTGATATAGTTGATATGTTTTTTATTATTTGCAAATTAAATAAATAATAAAATGATGAAATAATGAATCAATTTTTCCGATAGCATACTATTTTTCGAATAAGATAAATAATATATCCCTCATGTGGTTTGTTTGATTTGTTTGGTTTCCTGTTATATGATACATGATATTCTTCCTTCTCGGATTCTACCAACGTTTCTTCATCTTCTTCACTTTCCCATTCACTCTCACTTTCTTCCATGTCCCATTCATCATCGTCGGAACAACTTTCTTCATCGCTGCTATGAACAATCCAATCGTCATCATCTTCTTTCCATTCATTTTCTTTATCACGTAAATATGCTTCGTCTTCTATTTTACCTAGACAGGTATTGTCTCTTTCTATATGAAACCAGCTGTTGTATTCGTATCCAGAAGACCGTTGATATGGGTCTACTTTTCTTCCTTTTGTATATTTGTTATTGGAACAAGGTATCGTATAAATTCCTTCATTGCGTTCGTTTATCCAGCGAACCGGTTTTCTACGAATTCTTCTTTGTGTTGTCATACTGAGTCGGTAGTTGTATTTTGTGTTTGATTTTTGTGTTTGATTGTATAATATTGATAATTATGTTTGTATTTGTGTTTGTTTTTATGTATAAACGTGGATTGTTTTTCGTTCCATTTTCAATTTTCTACCATTTGGATTTTTTTACATTAATACGAGGTCCAGTCCGGCGTCGCGAGGCATTTGGGTCATATGCTTCTTCATCGTCGTCGGAATCCAGGTTTTTTGATAATTCCCAGAATTCTTTGGAACCTAGTCTGAAATTACCGTGTGGTTCTGCTTTATACCAAAATATCTGGTCTTGTAATTTATTGGATTTGGAATTATTGTTAATCACCAAACATTCGTAATTTTCCGTACATTGGTCCATGACCTGACAAAATGATTCGAACGTAGGAAACATACCAGCATAGTTGTCAAAAATTCGTTTTCTATTGGAAATATACGGTTCACGTAATATAAATACATAATCAATATTGGTTCTTAGGTTCGGTGGAACCCCAAGTGGATATTGCATGGTAATAATGAGCATGACTTTCCAATGACGTCCGTTCATAAATAACAAACGCATCATTTTGTCTTTTGCCCAACCAGCATCGTATAAACAATCGTCCAATATGACAAACGCACGTGGATCAATCGAACTCCTTTTATAGGTCTGTATTTCTTTTTTTACTTGTTTCAATACGGTTCGCTGTCGCTTTAATACATTCTCAATGATAGCGGTATTGTACTCATCGTGTATAAAAAGTTTTGGCACATGTTCACTATAAAAACCATTCCCAGCTTCTGTTCCAGAAATAACGGTTCCAATAGGAATGTCTTGATGGTAATAAAGAAGGTCTCGAACCAGGAAACTTTTACCAGTATCACGACGACCTATCAATACAATAACCGGTCCTTTGTTTTCATCTGGTTTGAAACTAATGTTTCGCATATCAAATTTTTTTAATTCCAATGTCATAATAATAATTATTTTTATAGATAAATGCTAATGCTAATCGTGTATATAATATTATATAAGAATTACTCGAAGAGTAGTATTTTGTATATAGTATTTTTGTATTATAATTAATTCATAACAACGCAATAACGTAACTGGTATCTAATATGACAATAAATCGTTGGAATGAGTTTAAACACTCAAAAATTTATATCGATTAATCCTAATAATGTTTCAAATTTATTACCAGAAAAAAAACAATAAAGGCTTGTTTAAAGGTTTAGAAAAAAGAAAGGAGTTGGGATTATCGAACTTACAGAATTATATTCCTATATATGACTCTTTTTTCACTACCACGAAAAAAAATTTTAACACATTCAATCTAAATCAAAAATACCATATCGAAAAAATCATTGAACCCATCAAAGAAGTCGAACATCAACATTTACAAAATGACATTACAATGAAAAAATATCTATGTGAAGTTGTTGAATACGATAAAGATGGAATTCCAATCCATAAAATGAACAAAAATATTTTCTTCAAGTGTTGTCCTTTATTGGATCCAGTGAAATATATGATTGGGAAATACGACGATATGTCATTGTGTGAACTTCCTACATGTCATACGAAGAACAAGGATACATCTACCACCACCACCATACATGATAAAATCACTCGACCAAACAATGCTTCTTATGTAGATGGATTTTTTACTTATTTAACAAGTCAATTAAAAAATACACATGGTTTTCTACACGGATTGGATTTTTACGGTTCTTTTTTAGGAATACAGAGACCATTTAAAGTAGATGTTATAGATGACTTGGAATATTTATATGAATCGAATTTTTTTAGAAAAAACAACGGAGTATTGTTTCACATGGATGACCATCCATATATTAAACAAATGAACAATAGTGAAACTAGAAATTACAAAGAACGTTTGACGATACATGGATTTACTATGAATGATGATGATACAGAAATGGTGAACAAGAAGAAAGAAAAGGAGAATGAGAAACAGAAAACAGAACTATCGGAAAATATAATAACACTCGATGATATTAAAGATGTGATGACATTGGATGAATTATTTGAACATCATGAAATATCAACTACTACATCCAATAAAGAAGTAACCTATATACCAGAAAACCTCAATGAAGAGGAATCCCTGGTATTTTCATATGACATTACAAAGAGCAAACATGGTAGGAAGGAAAGGGGAAATGCAAATGTAAACACAAATGCAAATGCAAATGCAAAGAATGGTGGAAACGGTGCATCTATAAAATCATCGTCGTCTAGTAGTGGTAGTTCTTTTTCATCTCGTTCTTCCCATACCACTGAAAGTTCCGATATACAACATAAAGGCAATGTATCGGAAACAGCGTCAACGTCAACGTCAACGTCAACGTCCAATACTTCCTCTTCTTCTAATTCGTTTGAGAATATTTCCGACGATATTTTATTTGCAAATATAAACAATTTCCCGGTAGAATTAGTATGTTTGGAATGCTGTGATCATACATTTGATTCATTGTTTACCGAGGGAACATTGAGTAGTGATGAATTAACATCCGCTCTTTTTCAAATTATTATTATACTCATCACCTATCAAAAAGTGTTTTCATTGACACATAATGATTTGCATACAAACAATATCATGTATCAAAAAACGGATATTAACTATTTATACTATATTTATAATGGTATTCGTTATCGTGTACCAACACATGGTCGTATATTTAAAATCATAGATTACGGACGTTCTATTTACAAATATAAAGGAAAGGTATTGTGCAGTGATAGTTTTCATCCAGATGGAGATGCTGCAACTCAATATAATTTTGGAATATATTACAATGAAAAAAAGAAACTAGTTGAACCCAACGAAAGTTTCGATTTATGTCGACTAGGGTGTTCACTAATCGATTATTTTGTAGATGATATTGGTGATATTCCTGAAATATCTGAAAAAGACCCATTGGTGGGTATGATATTAAGTTGGTGTAACGATGATAAACAACGAAATATACTTTATAAAAAAAACGGTGAAGAGAGATACAAAGAATTTAAACTCTATAAAATGATTTCACGTAATGTTCATCAACATAAACCAAGTGTGGTTATTAAAAATAGTGTATTCAATACCTTTATTATAAGTAAGAAAAAATGGAACAAGGCAACTAAACAGAAACATAACACGGTTCATATGAATATTGATGAATTGCCATGTTATTGTTAATGGTGGTATTGAAATGAATTGTATTGAATGATATGTATCTGACAAACCACCAATAATTATATATTACATAATATGATGTATACTATGTAATATGATTATAGACGACATCGACGACGACATGAATTAAAAATCAGGTTGGTCTATAAACGCTTCTGTTCCACTTTTTGCAACACTTGATTCTAAGAATTGTGACAATACGAAATCGCCGACAACAATACTAAAATAAACAATTAAACTGTCACGCATAAGTACTTTCATTGGTTTTTGTGTTTTTAATATAAATCGCATTTCAATAAAACGAAACAAGAGATATAAAGTAGACATAATTGCTGCATTAAAAAATATAGATGACATGCTCTGAAATGATATTATACGATAGGATACACTTAACTGTGATTATATATCTTGATTAATTATAATTAAAATATATAATGTAATTATCTAAAAAACGCAAAAGTAGTTAATGCAATACTTCAATATCAGTCAACAAAGGTTCGGTATTTAATGTAATTGAATGAGAGTTTGTGATCGATTTTTTTGGGACTAAATCTTCGACTTCCAGTGTATCTAATTTTATATCCGAACCAATATTCAAAGAATCGCCTTCGTCATCGCTTTCATCGTCATATGCTTCTTCTTCTAATTTTCTTCGTTCATTATTCATACGGCTTATTTCTTCTAAACGGGAGATATTTTTTGGAGCACTTACTTTTTCTTCTAAACCATTGTCATTCATGACACTATCTGTATTATTAAAACCAATAGTTTGACGACGTTCATTCGAATCAAACAAACTATCATTTGTATCGTCTTCTAAATCGGTAATTACCATTTTTTTTTCAGACGAAACCGCTTGTTCTGATACCACAGGTGCTGCCATGGATGGTGGTGCCATAGATACGTTTGGTGGTTGATTTTCAACAACATCAGGTGGTTTGGTGGTTGGGTTTTCCACTTCTACTGGTACTTCTTTTTCCACTTCTACTGGAATAACTTCTTCTTTTTCTTCTACTTCAACATCTTGTTCTTCGGTTTCATCCATGTATGCTCGTAATACTTTTTCCACAGGAATACTTTCTCTTATGGTATTCATAATACATTCTTTGACAATTACTTCCAACTCACGCTTGTGTTTTTGTATTTGAAGAGGCATTATATTTTTTTCATATAAATACACATTGGTGTATACCTTACGTGCAACTTGTATATAGACATTATGTATAAAAGCAGATAGTGATGGTATATCAATATCCACTTTCTTTTGTTTTTGCCCAACACGCATACATGTCAATGCTTTTAAATGTACCACATGGACACATGTGATTAAATCTTCTAAATACGTGCAACCACTTTTTTCGATAATCCGATTTGTTTCATTTTCGATAATCGATGCGTTCCATTTTGGAACACGTGATACGAAATTTTGAAAGGTCATTAAATACTTGTCTAATTCATCATTATCATTGCATACGTTCCATGATTCATTAAAGATTGACTCGTATCCTTCCAATACCAAGGGTGTCAGGATATTCACCAAGCGTGCACATAATTCGTTTTTAGATTCACTGAGACTTTGAATAGAATAATCGTCCATATTAAAAAAGAGAATTATTTTATTTTACTATGTTTTACATAAAAGATATATTTTCTAATTTGTAATCAGAACGAAAAAATAAAAAATACAAGATAATATACATCAATAATTCTTCGTTTCGATATTCACTTTTGATTTTTGTTATAAACAATAGTAATTCGTATTTTTTTTCACGTGTTAATGATTTATTTTCGATATATTGTATCAAATCCAATCCGGAATAACCTTTGTTGTAGATTTTACCCACAACACTAAATAATCCTTCGTATGTTGTTTTTTTCATTATATCGTCTAAATATTTTCGCAACCATATAATTCGTTTTTTCTTCTCATGAATAAAGGAAAACCCAGTTTCAATCGTATACTCGTGTAAATTTATTTTTTCATGTTGATTGGTTTTTTCATTCTTCGTATAGTGTATATTTTTATATAATTCGTTACTCTCTTTTAATTTCGGCAATGGTATATAAATATCGCAAAATCTAGACAGTATTGGTTTTAATAAAGAAAACTTGTCTTCCAAAATAATAAAAAACCGTGTTGTATGTGTAAATCGTTCAATACAACAACGTAATGCGGATTGGGCATCTATGGTAAGTTTATCTGCATTTAATAATATGATCGACTTGAATATTTTTCCACCATCACAATTAATATTTGTTTTCGCAAAGAATTTCAACTCGTCTCGTATAAAACCAATACCTGCTCCTTGTGCACAATCCACAATCATGACAAACGAG